GTTCTCCACTTTTGCTTGGTCCAAGATTTAAGACTTCTTTGACTTTTTGATAGTGCCATTTTTTTTCTTCTTTGCTAGAAATTTATCATAAACTGGTTTAGCTTTTTTCTGTGCAGTTTTGGAAAGTTCATTGTAATGAAAAAGTTTTTTACTTGTAGCAGTATGAGTTGCACCAGAATGTAATGTACCATCTTTCATTTTATGGTACGCAGCCATTCCATCAGACCCATGTGCCTTTCCGTCTTTGAGAAAATGTGGGACTCCTTTTGCCATTATCTGTACCCTCCTCCTTTTGCTTTGTACTGCTTTGCCAACATCTGTGCTTTTCTTGCTGACCATTGCCCAGGTTTGCCACCTTTTCCACTTGCCTTAATCCTTGAGAATAAGTTCTTACGCATGGAAGGTTTTGTATAGTTTCCAGCCTCATTGACTCTACTACCTTTTTGCATTGGAGTTCTTTTAGTTTTACGACTTGTTACACGTTTTACTGGCATTAACTTAAAACTGTTTTTGGTTTTCTTGGTCCATAAGCATTACCAAAATATTTTACTGTTCCCCCAAGATTCATAGGTTTTCTTTCTTTCTTAGCAGCCATACCACCGTACATCATAGTCTTTTGTCTGTTTTGATCTTCCATATAGGATTGAGGTGCTTGTGTATCTTTTGCTTTACCCATTGGTTTCATAACCGTGCTACCCACAAGATTAGTGTTTCCTCCGTCTTGCATCTTTTTCTTTTTTCCATAACTCATGCCATACATTTGTATATCTCCCTGAAAGATTTTTTATAAATTTTTCTTTTGTTTTTTTTAAACGTAAACTAAACTTTTTTAATTTATGCTTATCCTCTTTTGTAAATACCAATAGAGGTTAACACTTCCACCGTTTACGTGCTTGTCTAAGTCTACTATTAGGATCTTTTGCAGCTTTAGGAAACTTCTTCATTTGTCCTGCTGATCTTGCACAAAAACTTTTACGTCTTTTAGCAGCCTTTGATCCAGGTTTAACTTTACCAGTAACAGCAGTTTGAAGTTTACTACCAGGATTTTGTCTTCTATACTTTGCGACACCTTTAGCAGTAAGACCAGCACCAGCTTTAGTAGGACGCTTATGTCCTCCTTTAATAGTCATGCCTTTCATATTGGAAGGTTTTCTCGCCACTATTTTTACCTTTTATAAATATGTTAATGTCCCCACTTAGTTACTAAATAATTTTGAACAAGTCCTGATTTTATTAATAAACTCTTTGCTGTTTTATTTTCAGAGTTACTTTTCACTACATCCATATTTGTTTTTACTATTTCTTGTAGTGTTTTTAAAATATAACTTTGTTCATATGTTACTTTAGATTCAAACCAACCTACAATGTTTTGTCTGCAACCTTTAATAACTGGTGTAACTTTGTGAGGATATATTATAGGGAATATTACTACTTCCCCTTTATTAACTGTATATCCTATTTCTCCAGCTTCTGTTTGTAAAACAAACTGTCCACCTTCATAATCATCACTTAGACTAATAGTAAAACCATAATTGTATATCATTTTACTATCAGATGATTGAAAAGAATCTATATGGTAATCATAAAAATCATTGACATTATAGTTATTATAAATTCTATTTTTAATTTTTGTAGGAGCATATATTTTTTCTATTACTCCTTTTTGTTTAAATAAACTTGTTATATGTTCATCTACTTTATTATTAATAACAGTTTCTTTATTTTCTTTTATATTATAAACTTTACTTAACTGTTGCGTTTTTTTGCCATCTACAAGTTTTTTATTATTTAACTTACTAAGTATATCTTCTACTTCTTCATCACTAAATATTTTATATATCATTTATTTACCCCACGCTTTCTTCAAATATGTTTGAACTAACGTGGAACTAACAAATGTATCTTTATCTTTATCTTTTAGGTATACATTTACATCATATAAATTTTTTAATATAAATGCTTGTTCATAAGATATACTAGAAGATAACCAACCTACTACATTTTCTCTTGTACCTTCAGTAACTGGTGTAACTCCATGTGGATATATGATTGGAAATATTACAGCTTCACCAGCTTTTAATTGTTTTGACACAGGACCTACATCTGTGTTCATAAAAAAACTACCACCTTCATAATCATCATTTAAGTTGATAGAAAACCCATAATCAAAAAATACATTATTAGATTTTGGTAATGCTTTAAAAGCATCTACATGAATATCATAATAATCATCTTTTTGATATTTATTATAAAAATTTACTGACACTCTATTAGGACAGTAAACAGAATCTATATAAGAATGGTTATAAAAAATATCAATTAAATATTTTCTTATATGGTCAGGTACAGAAGTTGTTTGTTGATTCTTTTTTACATTGTAAGATTTGTTTAGTGGTTGTGTTACTCCACCATCTTGAAAATGTAATCCTTCAATACCTTCTTTACAATACTTTACATCTTCTTCATCAAGAAGTTTAATAAAAAACATATGTATCTCCGTTAGTTGAACTTAGCAAAAAGAGGAGGAGTTTTTAAGGAACTCCTCAAAACCTTTATAATACTAAGTACCAGTTGATACTGTAGCAGACTCTACTGGGTTTTTAGAAATATCAGCCATTGCGATATGTGCTCTAAATCTCCAAGCAGTAGTTTTTGATGAACCACCATCAATTACAAGTAGATCAACAGTATCAGCAGCAGTTACAAGAACAGGGTTACTGTCTTGAGCACCTGCGGCTGCTTGTAAAAATGGAGTTGCATATCCAGCAGCTTGATCTGAATCTGCTCCATCAATGAACATATCAACATCACCACCAGTAATACCCACATCAAAAGTGATCTGTTCATTACCAGAAGCTTCAAGGTTTTCAACACATCCACCAATAATCATTGTGTCAGCAGGTATGTCAAATAATTGAACTATGTCGCCTTGTTCTAAGTCTGTGTTGTCAACAGCATCATATACTGGTGATGTTAAAACATAAACTTTATTGGCACTAGCTGGATGTCCAACTGTACCACCCCCACTATGGGTTGCATTATATGTAGCCATAATATATACCCCCCTTAAGTATTAAGATCAGGAACACCAGACAATACGCCTGTAAATCCTGTTCCAGAGCCACGAAGAACTTTACGTCCAAATACGTGTAGACCACGTACAATGTCAGCAAAGCTGTTAGGATCACGAACCACTTCTGTTTTAGCAATCGCTGAAGCAGTTGCTACTGCACTCATATGTCCAAACAGAACATTAGTTTCACCACTTGTTGATGATGGACCAAATGTTGCTGCTGAACTAGAACCAGCCGCACCAACTACGATAGCATTAGATTGATACAATGTGAATCCGTGTACTTTTCTTGAAGTAACATTACCATTCATAAGTGGGCTTGTTCCTTCACCAGTAACACTAGCATCCATCAATTTAGCATCAGCTTGTCTGAGGATTTCGTAGAATTGTGGAGGAGCCACAGCCCAACGATTTTCTTCAGGAACATCATTCTCGTCAAGTATACGAGCAGCCGTACTAAGATAGTTTGCACACTCATTACCAGTATTGCATGATATAGCAGAACTAGCAGCACCTAAGTTAGATGTATCTGTAGTTGCGTTTGAGTTAATGTTACTTAATACATTGAAGTCATACTGTCTTTTCAAAGCATATGCACCAGAAGAAGTAGCGAGAGCCTCAAAGTTAACGTGAGACTGTCTTTCTTCAATGTCATCTACTTTAAAAGCAAAGTAGTTACCTTGATCTACAGCCAGAGAAACCTCTGCATCTGTAAGATCTTGTGAGTTAATAGAAGCACCACGTTGATAAGCAGAAACCGTAATTGTCGGTTCTTTAATTATCTTCACGGTGTCGCCAAAATTCTCAATTTCGCCTGAGTAATCGGTATTAGTGATTGCCTCTGCAACCGAAGCTCTTCGGAAATATTTGAGTACCTTTTGGCTATAAATCTGTGGTACGAAATTTCCGTTAGAAAGATTGTCGTAACCAGCAGCAGTAGTAAAAGCCATTTTTACTCTCCTTTAGTTATTGATTAGTTATACGACCTTCCCGACTTGCCCTATCAATTTCTTTTTCATATTTATCAAATTCATGTGGCTTTAATCGAGAAATTTCCGAAACAGTCCAAATACGTTCATTCTTCCCTTCAGCTACTACTTTATCTTTTGTTGCGATAAATTCAGCAGCTTCAGCAGATTTCTTAGAACGTCTTGATTGCTTCTTGACTAAGCCTTTATCAGATTTATATAGATCAAGAACACGTATCGCCCATTTAGAATCTGTACTATTTTTTAGAACACCATCAGCTATAGAACTGGGTTGGTCTTCTAACCATTCAAGAAACTCATCTGTATCTTTTAATTCAAAAAAATCAGAGTGAGCCGTTAAGAGTTCCGTCCTAGCTTGTTCTTCAACCAATCTTTGCTCTTTTTCTTTAAGAGCATTAATCTCACTCTCAAGTTTTTGAGTTTGCTCTTGAGTGTGTTGAGAAGAGATTGTTTGCATTGCTTTATATACGTCAGGATATTCATCTTTAAAACTCTCTAGTTCCTCTGTGGTAGTACCTATGTTAGAAGCAATTTGATTTTTAGTTAAAACCATTGCTTCCTGTTCTTCTTTATATTTTTTAAACTCATCTAATTTTTCGTCATAATGTTTTTTCAAATCATCATAGCGTTTTTTATAGTTGTGTTTGGGTTTTGAATCTTTCTTAGACTCTACAAACGAAGTAGCCTTCGCCTCGGTGTTCGCTTCTTCTGTCTCTTCAGACTCAACCTCATCTATTGGATCATCTTGTGCAATAGTATTGCGATAAGAATTTTGATAAGGTTTACGTTCTTCTTGTTCTTCTTGTTTCTGATTATTGTCAGTCATTTTATACCTCCTTAGTGCCAAAGTGATAACTTTGGGTAGCATATTTGGTAGTTGAATAGGAGTGCCAGATTAAATCTAGGTGGCTCCTCTTTTATGTATCTACACCTATTTTAAAAACATCAGAAATAAATACTGCTCTTCGTCCGACTTGCGAAGCCCAACGACTATCAAGTACCTCTTCTGCTGCTTTAGCATAGAAACCATTTTTTAAATACTCTAAAGTTTTTTTAAACTTTAATAAAGTTGGCGTACCAACATTGTACGCTAAGTTAATTAAAGCTCTTTGTCTTGCATCATTTAGATCTCGCCACCATGAGATAGCATTATCTAATTCATCTTCTATTTCATCAATATTATTTTGTGCTAGATAGTAGGCTTCTTCTTTAGTAATTCCATAATCATCTAAATTACGTCCAAGTCCTATTGTGGTTTTATCAGAAGTACATTTGTAAGGTTTAAGTTCTAACCCTTCAAAGTCTTCTAGCTGTTTTAATAATATTTCGTAGTTCATTTTGATTTCGCTGTTAAAGGTTTGCCTTTACGTATCTTGTCGTTTAATACTGACCAATCTTGTCCTGCTTGTACTTTTACTAATTTAGCAGGTCTAGGTTTTATAAGTATTGTTTTAGGTGTTAAAGACTTTAGTTGCATTGTTATAAACTTTTAGGTTTTCTTGAAGCATAAATTCTACCACCTAACATTTTTGGTTCTGGTACTGGTGGTTTTTTCTTAGGTTTAACAGCCTCTTCAAGACCTCCTGTTTCTGTCACAAACTCACCTTCTAAAGATATATCTATTAATTCTATAGCAGCATCAACACCTTCTTGTCTTGCTATTCTACCTGCTTCATTTTTAAGACTTTTAGATATTTTCATATCTTCTAATTTATTAAAAAATTTTTCTAGTTTTGCAGAAGTGTCAGTCATTGTTAATCCTTATTTTCTTTTCTTAACTTTACTACCATACATCATTTTCTTAGCTGGAGCTTTTACTTTTCCACCTTTCATTTTTGATGCTGCTTTAATTCCAAGAACAAGTTCAAGTATTTTATCTTTTTTTTCATTGCTTATTGGTAATTTTTCTACACCCATAGCAAATTTCATTTTATCTTCAGTTGTACCTTTAACTCCCATTTATTTTCTCCTACTTATTTTAGTTTGATTACTTGACCAGGTTTAATTTTATTTACATTTGTTATATTAGGATTAGCTTTTTTTATAGCTGTAAGAGTAGTATTTTTATCTTTAGCTATTTGAGAAAGAGTATCACCTTTTTTAACTGTTGTTGTTTTGGGTTTAAATATTTTTTGAACCTTTGGATTAGTTGCTGCTCCAACTGATGCTCCAGCAAGAGTAAGACTACCTCCAACGGCTTTAATTTTATCTCTTGTTCTTTTAGCCTCTCCTTGACCTTTAATAGCAGGTCGCATTTGTTTTTGTGAAGTTGTTCTGCCTGTTCCTGTAATACTTTGAAACATACTTGGTTTAGCACTATCTGCCTTATCTAAAATTTTTTGGTCTGCTTTAGGTTTTGAAGACGATAAAGATTTAGCTTTTTCTATTTGATTTTTACTAGGGTTTTTTATTTCTTTAGCATTTTTAAAACGTCTTATAATTTTAGGAGCGGTCTTTACTCCTGCCTTTATAAGAACTCCACCTATTGTTATAATTATTGGTATTGCTGGACCTGGCATTTATTTTCTCCTAAAAAATTTAGTTGCTGCACGTACACCAAAAGAACTTGCTACGATTACACCTAAAGAGTATTGATACCATTCAGGCATTTGATTTAATACTTCAAAACCATTTAATACTACTAACTCCATGTTAGGAACAAAGGCTAGTATAAGAGGTATTGAAAATAAAATTACTAACCACTCATCTTTCCAGCTATTCCTTGCACCTCTAATAGCTTCAAGATCCCAATCTATTTCACCAGTAGCTTGTTTCTCCATGACAGTAGCTCTTGCTTTAGCTTCTGCAACTTTCATTTCTGTATTAGCTTTGGTTCTTTCTAATCTACCTTGTAGAACAGTACCAGCTAAGTTTGCTATTGGACCTATTAATGCACCAATCATTTTTTCTTAGACACCATTGCATCTGCACCAAAGAACGCACCAATGATAGCAGCGAGAGAAATAAATAAGACATCCATTGCTGGTATTTCTTTTGCTCTATCTGGAAATACAAATGATGCAATAACTGTAGCAACCATTGTAAACATAGAGATGTATGCAATACGTCTACGGTTTTGTTGCCATGCTAATTTATCTGGTACTTGTATGTCGTCCATAGTTTACTCTTCATCTTTATATTTTTTAGAATTTATTTTTTTAACATCTTCTATAGTAAGTTTACGTGGATTATCAATACCATAATATCGTTTTGGACTTACAACATAAATACCTTCTCTAATATCTTCTAATGCTTGTTCACGACTTATAAATTCATAATCATTTTTCATTATAGCTTCTTCTGCAGATTGTAGCCTAGCAGCTACATGATCCATATGGTCTTGATACGTTGGTTGCTTTGACTCTGATGTTCCACCTAATTGCATTTTTTGTGTAAGTTGTTCTCTAAACTTTCTACTTATTTCTTGTTCTTTTTTTACTTCTTCTAAAACTTCTGGATTATTAAAAACATTATCTAAAAAATCAAGTAAACCTTTTTTTGGTCTACTGTTTAATTCTTTTCTAACTTTATCTCTTTCTTCTTTTGTTCCTCTTGTTGTATTTAGTAAAAAATTTAGTTGTCTTATAGTTAATGCTTTTTTATTCGTTTTAAATTGATTTGAAATTTTTTCGTAATTTAAATCTTTTTTAGTTTTTTTTGTTTCTACAGGTTTTGTTTCTTTTTCTTTTTTAATTTCTTTTGTTTCTTTTTCAACAGGTTTTGTTTCTTCTTCAACTTCTTTTGTTTCTGTAGTTTTATTTGCTTGTAACTTTTGCATTTCTTCTGCAAGAGTTTTTAATGTTAGGTTTTCTATAGGAACATTTTGTTTTTCTTCTTCAACAGGTTTAGTTTCTTCTTCAGCTTGTTGCGGTGCTGTTGGTTTTGTTAAAGGTTTACGTGTTTCTTCTTTAAGTTGAGTGGTAAATAGTTTATCATTAAATTCAAAAGTTTCTTTACCTTCTCTTCTTGCTTTAGCAAAAGCTTGACCAAAACTTACATCTTGAGGTTCAGGTTGTTCTTCAGTTACTGAAGCACCTGTAATTCTTTGTTGATTAATTCTTGAGATAGCATCTGCAATAGCTTCAGGAACTTTTTCAAAAAAAGCTTGAGGTGGCTCTTGCATCCTAGCCGTTCCTCTTACTTGTTGTCCT